GGGTAACACGGTGGTTTTCTTTTCCATAGTCACCGGTGGCCGTGAAGAGCTGAGGTGCCCCCTGCGCTCTTCCTTCGATGTGCTCGTCGACGGTGATAACGCAGTCGTGTTTTGCGACCGTGAGGCTCTTGGACTTCTCCGTGGCTCTTTGGCTGCGGAAGTGTTTCGTCAGTCCGGCCATGAGATCGAGATGGGTGCTTGTGCCTCGAGGGTTGAGCAGGTGGAGTTTGGACAGTCTAGGCCGGTGCAGACGGCCAGAGGCTGGACCATGGTCCGCAATCCCCGCAAGGTGCTGTCTAATGCCCTCTGTAGCCCTTACCACTACGGAGAGCTTAGTTACGGCGCGCGGGTAGCGGCCTCGGTGGTGCAGTGCGAGCTCGCACTCAACCACGGGGTTCCCCTGCTCCAGAGTTACTTCGCCGCTTGGGCTAGTACTCTGAAAGATGTTGTTCCCGAGAATCGGCGGGTGTTTGATTGGTGGCATCGGTTCGCCGTTGTGCGCCGTCGACCCGTCGAGGTGACGCCGGAAGCTCGCCTGTCGTTTGAGGCCGCCTGGGGCGTGGACCCTTCGGAGCAAAGGAGGTTGGAGCGGTTGTTGGTTCGGGATCTTGTGTTCCCCACGGGCTGGCCAGAGCCTGTGGATGACGCCCCTTTTGCGGATCCCGACCTCACCATTCTGCCTTCTGCGCTCGGAACATGGGAGGCTTAGGCCTCTTAGCGTGTGGTTGGGGGAATCCCCGCTAGCCGCCGCACCTTTGTCTGGGGCGTGCGCTTGCTCGCACGTTCCACCCGGTCCCAGTAATGTGCGCGCAGCCAGGTTTAACCAGGCCCAGCGGGCACCAAGGGGCGTGTGGGCTCCGTGGCAGGAGCCTTGAGACCGGTCAGTAGCCCGCAGGCAGGCCGGGAGGTGGTTGAGTCACAACCAACGCGTAGCGTACTTCCGGGGGGGTCTCCCCCCCCCGGCTGCCGGACACCAATTATTGGAAGCTGGTCATTCAGTCCCAGGGGCCTCGGTCCCGCCATCTAGTCGCAGGCAGTGAGATGCCTAAAGTGCCACCCAGCTACACACGCTTTCAGACGTGCTTTGGGCTTGGGGTAAGTGCGCACATCTCGCTGTCTAATCACCTTGACGGGTGAGCGCTGAGGAAGTTTGACTGGCGTGGCCACACTCAGCCCTTGACTGGTTGAGGAGTGGACCGGCTGAGCCCCGAAGGAGCGCTATGCGGTTTGGGAGGTGTCTGCTCGTGCGGTCGCAGTCGCGGCGTCCGCGTTCCCCCGGGCTTTCGCCGTTAGTGTGTTCTCTCCTCTTCCTTCTTGGTCGTTGGCTTGGGTGGTCAAAAGCCGGAGGCTCAGCGCAGCTCTGGGTGGCACTCGTTCTGGGTGCGGTGGGCGGTGGCGTCAACCCGTCCCGCGCCACGCAGCCCGTGGGCCCCATCTGCCGGGCCACCCACGGGTAGGATGGATCAGGCAGACCTACCCACAGGTTTGTGGGCGTAGCACCCCGGGACTCGCCCGTCCGGGGGCACGTAGCCAGGGCGGGGCCGGGCTACGCGAACCGGC